GGAACGGGTGGACGCACTATGACGCCTGGGCCTTGCGTGGCGTTGGTCAGTCTGGTTGCTACTTCGATGACTACACGGCCGGGCTAGGCGGCTGGAAACACCAATGGCTGCCGCCGGTTGGCTCGCCTCCTGTGCTCGTCTCGTCTGCGTTTGGTGGCATGTGCATCTACCGCACTGATGCCTATCTGAAGGGAACGTATGACGGCGTGAGAGACTGCGAGCATGTTCCGTTCCATCAAAGCATTGCACGAGCGACAGGGCAGCACCTGTTTCTCAACCCGTCTCAGCGAATGCTGATGGCCTGGATGCCTGAGCCATGCGTGGAATCACCTCAACCATAAGCGTGGCCGCTTTCCACGCTGATTGGATGACTCACATGCCCATGCGGGCACTGTGTGAGCGTTGGACGATTTCCCGCGATCAGGTCATCCGCCTGGCCGTGGTGTGGGAGTTGCCCCGACGCCACGACAGGAAGCTCAGAGCAAAGCCGCTCAGGCAGCGAGATCCCACAACCACAGAGATTCAGCAGGCGTGCATCCGCATCCAGGCGACGTGGAGCAAAGACGTGGAAGAAGAGCGGCGAGTTGTGAAGTCTCAGGCGTTTTCCATGAAGCGGATACCGCTTGACAACGCGACTCGTTCGCAAATCGACGTGGAATACAACGGCGACTGTGACGTGTGGGAGGAACGACCATGAACGCACCGAAAGGCAAGGAAGACGTGCTGCGGCGCATCGTCATCGAATACGGGCAGCTGTACGCCTACATCTACATGACCGATGGAAACGGGAAGCTGCTGGACGAAGAGGTTTTTAAGCAGCCCTTCCGGCTGGAGCGAAAGGAAGCCCACGAGGAGGCCAAAGACGCCTACGACGCTGCCTACGACTGGATGAACGAAATCGTGAACGTGACGCCGCCACTGCAAGGAGACGAGGACGGCGGGGCAGAATCAGAAGCGGAGGACTAGCCATGCCAGCGTATGAAGCCACGCCCGCCGAGCTTGAGCAGTACGGATCGAAACTCACGATATGGCAGCAACTCGCCCTGCTGCAGGCTTGGTCGCCGCTCATTGGCTACGGCCAGCGGTTCATCAACGAGGCAGACCCGTACAAGCGAAGCATCATTGTCAGTGAGGCTTCTGAGTGGCTGGCGTCCAAGACCAACGCCCAGGCCGATGACCAGCTGGTGCGTCTGCTTGGCGACTTGCTGAAGACTAAGCAAGGCGAAGCCTTGGTCCGGTGGTGCCTGCTGCAAGTGGAGGCCGTCCGTTGAGCGATGATTCAGTCATACGCCTTGCAGCCGTGGTGGCGGCGGTTGCTTTGCTGGCCGCCCCGTATCGGGAAACCATCGCCGGCTGGCTCTCTCAGGCCGCCGAAGCCTGCTACGCCGAGCGCTCCGCTCTCAGCAGGATCGCAGCCGCGTTGCTGATTCTTGCGGCTGCATGGGGCCAGATCCCTATGCCCAGACTACCGGCGGCTCCTGCCGTCACTGTGGACGTGGAGACTCCGAGCGTGGAGATGCAGCAGCTGGTGAAGCCCGTGGCCGAGTCCCTCAAGTCGTTGCCAATGGGCGACCGGATGCTGTGGGCTCAAACGTGGAACAAGGCCGCCACCGTCGTGGCCGGCGATTCCGTGACTACCGAAGTGGTGTTCACTGATACCCGCTCTCTGCGGATGTTCACCACGCTGGCCATTGAGATCGCGTGGCGTCGCATCGGGCAGCACGCACCCGGCTCAGTGGCAGGGCTCAGGGAGGCCGTGGAGGCCGCCTACGGGCAGGCTATTGGCACCGACGTGGTTTCAGTCACGGCAGACGTGAGAAGCCGTTACGCAGCGTTTGCCAAGGCCGTGGCGTGGGCCGGCGTCAACGGGGGCTGACGCATGGCTGACCACGGCATGGGCTATGTGCCCGACCCGGAAGGTTCTGAGGCGTTCGTGGCCACGTTGCCACACCCAACGCTTGCATCAGCAGGGCCTGACCTCAAGGCCGCTGATCAGGATGTCATGCTGTACCCGGCCCTGCTTCAGTGCATGCCGTCCTGGCGTCGAGGCTCGCAAGGAAACGTTGGAAGTTGCGTTGGCTGGGGCGCGTCGCTCGCAGTAGACGTGCTCGCTGCGACGGACATCCATTGGCGGAAAGAGCCCGAAGCGTGGAACGGCCGCACGATCGAGGCGAGCCTGTACGGTTTCAGCCGCGTTGAGGCTCGCGGGCAGAAGTCGAACACTGGCGGCGACGGCAGCACGGGCTTCCATGCGGCCAAGAGCGTCCGAGACTACGGTGCCCTGCACTACGGCGTGAACTACGGCGGCACTGTGTTCGACAAGCACAGCAGCCAACGGGAACGCGACTGGGGCCGCAACGGCGTGCCCGACGGGCTCGAGCGATTCTCCAAGGAACGGCGGTGTTCAGAGACAACGCTGGCCACGTCGTTTACTGAGGCGGCGAAAGCAATCAGTAACGGCTACCCGGTTGTCGTGTGCAGCGGCCAGGGCTTCAGCATGAGCCGAGACGCTGACGGTTTCTGCAAGCCGGGTGGCGTTTGGTGGCACTGCATGTGCTTCATTGGCGTGCGGTTTGGCAAGCGTCCTGGCCTACTCTGTGCCAACTCGTGGGGCGACTCCAACACGGTGGGAAAGCACTTCCCCGAGACGATGCCGGATGTCGTCCGTAAGTGCTCATTCTGGGTCGATGCCGAAGTTGCCACCAAGATGCTGAGCGGTCGTGACTCCTACGTCTACGCCGGGTACAGCGGCTTCAAGCCAACGGCGATGCCTGACAACTGGCTGCGAGGTGTGCTGTGAGGTTTCTTATCTGCCTCGTTGTCGTGCTGATTGGATGCGTGGCCACGCTGCCCGACGACCACGGCGTATCCGCTGACATGGCCTGCGAGACAGCCCGCATGGTGACGCAGCTGCGGCACGAGATCGCACCGACGCCGGCCAGCGACAAGTGCGACAACTGCGTTGATGGCTTCATCGGTGACGGGAAAATCAAAATCACCTGCCCTGCCTGCAAAGGAACGGGCAAGAAATGACGCGCGAAGAACTCGTTGCCGACGTTTGGGACTCGCTGCCGATGCGTAAGCATCTGATAGGCCGCGAGCGTGTTGGCCGCATTGTGGAGCGGGCTTTGAGGGAATGGCCCATTCCGGTGCTGTACCAGTGCGACGCCAAGCAAACCGAGGTGGTAGCCAAACACTTCGCACGGCGTCTTGAACGCCAGGAGCGTGAGTACGGCATGGGCTTTCTGGCCAGCATCATCCTGGCGGCCATCATCAGCGAGATCGTCAAGAAAATCGTGCAGCGGTGGCTCGATAATCGTGGCGAGATGCTGGAGGCGATGCAGTGACCGACCAAGCAAAGGAAACGCTTTACAGCATTATGGAGCGGTGGGGATTTCCCACTTTGGTAGCAATTGCGTGCGGCTGGGTTCTTCGCGCCGATGTTTTGCTACCTCTTGTCGAGGAGCACAGGGCCTTTGTGAAGTCATTGAGCGAGACGCAGCGCGAGATCAGCAAGGCAGTGAGCGAGCAGACGCGGTTGCTGTATGCCCTACAGCCTCGAGCAACGGAACAGCAGGAGAACTAAGTCATGGCGATGAGCCCGAGACTACTGCGGCCAAGGCAAACGGGACGCTACGCGGCGTTGCGTGTCGGCCTTGTCGCATATTGGCCGATGAACGAAACCGCCACTAGCGGCGATGTGACGGTTGAGGACTGGACAAAACGCGGAAACAACCTGACGAGCAACAACACCGTCCCAAGCGTTGCTGGCATCCAGGGCAACGGCCGAGAGTTTACGGCGGCAAACAGCGAATATCTTGCGGCCGCCGGTGCCAACAACGACCTCAAGTTTGCCGATGGCAGGGACTGGACGCTGACCGGATGGGTATGGATTCCAACGTGGACTGCCAATCGTTATTTAATTGCAAATGACAGCTCCGGCAACCGTGAAATACTCATCACTACGGCTGTGCAAAACGGAAATAATCTGGCTGCCCAGTTGAGCCCTGGAGGCTCGGTTGGCGTAAGCACTGCAGCCTTCGCAGGCATCAATCTCGCCACCAGCGCTTGGCATTTTTTCGCGTTTTTTTACAAGCACAGCACGGGCGTCCTAGACGGGCGAGTGAATAACTCGTCCACGTCGCTTCCGGGCACTCGCACCGGCAGTCCCCTATTACAAAGCACACAGCCACTAAATCTTGGGCGGCGTCAGTTCACCGGTGCAAACGATTACTTTGGCGGTCGCCTAGACGAAGTCGCCAAGTGGGATCGCGTCTTGACGGCAACTGAGCTGACGACGCTCTACAACTCTGGAGCAGGCATTGACCTTCGACAATGAGCCCGACAACCGACCAGATCGACGCGGTGGTGTCTGCACTGTGGCCCGGCGTTGTTGCACAGCAGAACGCCTTCCACGCGGCGAGCGGTGCGTATTACCAGATGTTGTGGACGCACAGCGAGCCGCCCTCAACGGCGACGGCTCCCGACAACCTTACCGCCCGCCCGACTGACCAGCCCGCTTCGCCAATCCAAGGGCTGCCAGCGACCATGCGGAGCCGGATGAGGATTGACACATACGGCAAGCCCGATGGGTGGACAATCACGCTAGAGGCCGACATAGACGGCGACACATGGAGTCGGTCGGTGGATTGCGGCACAGACGCCAGCAGATCAAAGCCGTGGACCGTAGAGTCTCCTAGCCCTGTGAGCTAGTAGACTGCAAGAGTTGCCGCAGATTCCAGTACAGTGACCACACCCAGGAGCTACCCATGGCCGACAACATTCTGAGCCGCAAGAACCGAGACATCGACATTACGCTGCACACGGCCACAGCATCGGCTACCACGCTCGACATGCGTGATGTGGCTGGTGCTGTTGTGTCGCTGGGCACCATGAGCACGAACGCCAGCACGCTCCAGATGTGGGTAGGCACCAGCACGGCCGGCACCTTCCGCCGACTCTACAAGTCTGACGGTAGCGTGGCTGACCTCACCCTGTCGGCCTCGAGCACGGACGGGCGAGCGTATGCCCTGCCCGATGAAGTCTTTGGCACCGAGTACCTCAAGATCGTCTCGGCCACCACCAACAGCACGGGCACCGCTGGCGTGGTGATGCTGAAGAGCTAACGTGCCCACCAAGATCCCCAGCCATAGGCCGCTGCGTCTTGGCCCTCGCATGCGAGAGGCCAGGCCCAACGCGGCAGCCCGTGGCTATTGCTCAGCAGCCCACAAGGCGTGGAGGCAGGCGGTGCTGAACCGATGCCACTGGCAATGCGTTGATTGCGGCCGTGTGGCCTATGGCCGTGACATGCACGCGGATCACGTAGTGCCAGTGAGCGTGGCCCCTGACCTACGGTATGACGTGACCAACGGAGCGGCCCGGTGCGTGTCGTGCCACAGCCGAAAGACCAACGCGGAGCGGCAGAGGGGGGGCGGTTCGGATCCCTACCCCCCCGTCTGAGGAAAACCAGAAGTTCCTGCTACTATACGCGGGGCCGAAATTGGGAGTTTGAGCATGGGCAAGGGCCGCAAACCGACGCCTAAACCGCTGCTTAAGCTTCGCGGCGCTCGCGTTAGGGGCCCGCACAAGTCCGGCATCGACGCCGTTCCAGGCATCCCGCCTGCTCCACATTGGCTCTCGGATCTGGCCCGCGAGGAGTGGGAGCGGATCGTGCCGATGCTTGAGGCGTCCAAGGTAATGAGCCCCAGGCACCAGCAGACGCTTGCCGCTTACTGCGACTCGCTCGCGGACATGATTGAGGCAGACCGTGAGCTCAAGGCCAACGGGGCCACGTTCATGGACGATAGGGGTAGGGTAAGCAATCACCCGGCGTGGAACCGCAAACGCGACGCGAGAAACCAGATGCTAAAGTTCGCGGCCGAGTTCGGCCTGACGGCCTCGGCGTTGGCCCGTGTCTCGGCGGTTGAGAATGGCCCGCAAGAAGACGACGAAGACGCCCGGATGTTCGCTTGAGCACCCGTGCGAAAAGTGCTCCTCGTGTCTGGCGGTGCGTTTCTTCCACAAGCACCTGACGCACGCCAAGGGCGAGCTCGGCGGCAAGCCGTTTACGCTTGAGCCGTGGCAGCAGGACTACGTGCGAAAGCTCTTTGCCACTGAAGGCGACGTGCGAAAAGTCCGCACCAGCCTGCTGGCCATTCCGCGCAAGAATGGCAAGAGCAGTTTATGCGCGGGTATCGCCCTCAAGCTGCTGATGGAGAACGAGCCCGGCTGTGAAGTCTATTCCTGTGCAGCCTCACGCGATCAGGCCCGGCTCGTCTTTGACATGGCCCGCGTCTACGTCGAGCAGTCGCCAGTGCTGAGGCAGCATCTCAAGGTTTACCGGAACGCCATCGTGCGAGAGGCGACGCACGGAACGTACAAGGCGTTGAGTGCGGAGGCCGGTATTCAACATGGGCTCTCCGCTCACGGCGTCATATTTGATGAACTCCACGTCTCTAACCGCGAGATGTGGGAAGTAATGCTGAGCAGCCAAGGTGCTCGGCGTCAACCGCTCACGGTGGCGCTCACGACGGCAGGCTTTGACCGCAAAAGCGTCTGCTGGGAAATCTGGAAATACGCCGAAGCCGTGGCCGCTGGAACCGTGAAAGACGAGACGTTTCTGCCGGCCATCTATGCCGCCCCGATTGAGGCCGACTGGAAAGATGAAAAAACGTGGGAGCGTGCCAACCCCAACCTAGGCGTCTCGGTGCGCATGGACTTCCTGCGGAGCGAGTGTGCTCGAGCGGTTGAGATGCCGACGTATGAGAACACTTTCCGGCAACTGTATTTAAACCAGTGGACAGAGCAGAGCACGAGGTGGCTGCGTATGGATCACTGGGCCCAAGGCGACAAGCCCTGTCCTGTGGATCTCACCGGCCGTGAGTGCTGGGCCGGCCTGGACTTGGCCACGACGTTTGACACCACAGCCCTGGTGCTGCTCTTCCCGCTGGACGATGGCACGTTTTGGATTGAGCCGCACTTCTGGATTCCGAGCGACAACGCCCACCAGAGAGAGCGACGCGACAAAGTGCCCTACCTGACTTGGCATCGGCAGGGGCATCTCAACATGACCGATGGCAACGTCACAGACTTCGATCAGGTGCGTTCAGACATCAACGCCATTGCCACCAAGTACAAGCTGTGCGGCATCGGCCTGGACCCGTGGAACTCCGCGCAACTCGGCCAACAACTGCAAGGCGACGGCCTTCCCATGTCAGACTTTCGACAGGGCTATGGCTCTCTGTCGGCACCTAGCAAGCAGCTGGAGAACCTTGTTGTGAGCGGGAAGGTGCTGCACGGTGGGCACCCAGTGCTGTCGTGGCAGGCTTCCAACGTGGCCATCCAGCAGGATTCCGCAGCCG